GTGGGAGGGGTGTGGGTTTGTGTGAAGATTTTCCCTTGTGGTTTTTTTTATTTGTGTATTATTTTTTTTTGTTCTGTGCCTTCATTGACGCTTTGTTTTGTTTACGCCTCTATTATATTTTTTTTATCCTAACCTGTCAAGTTTTTTTATTTTGGGCGTGTCGTTTTTTTTATTGACACTGTGTCAATGGTTGTATATACAACAATCTATGTCCGGTTAAGTTACGGTAACGTAACCGTAGCTTACTGCTCGGCCGGTAACTGTCTTTTAATATTTTGCTTTGTTTTGTTTTGGGCGTGTCGTCTGTTTGTTTGTGTTATGCTGTAGTTATCGAGTTCAAGGGAAAGGAAATAAAATGAATACCGTTGTTTCGTTTGATTGGTGGCACAAGTCCATCACAGTGGCATTTACTGACTACAATACCGCGCACTATTTTTCGATGGGCAACGCCGTCACCGCCAAGGGCGTGAAGGAGCGTATGCGTAGGGAGCTGCGTGGGGCGACTGGCGTGGAATTGTCAAACCTGAAGTATTGGCGAACGGACGGTTCCGTTGACTATTATCGCGCAAATAGGAAGGGAGAATGATTGTGAGAGTGCATACATATATCGTTGTTGACTGGCCTTGTACCGAATATCTCCAAGTGGAAACGCCGACTCGTAATTACCATGTAGTCCACGCCAAAGACTCTTATGAGGCTTTGCGTAGGGTCCTCCAGATTGAGGGAGTCATGCTTCACGCTTATGTTAACCAATTTTCTTCCCAGCGCAACGTTGGGGCCGGATATGTGGCTTATTATTATAATGTGGTGTATTGATATGTTTTTTTCGGTGCTTGTTATTTGCGCGTGCATTATTGGTGTTGTCGTCGTTTTTGGCATGGTTTGAGTGTTTTTAATCTGATAGGTGGTGATGTTATAATGGTTGGCATGATTGTTGCCGTCTGCATTCTTTCCGTGCTGTTCCTCACGATGGCGGCTACAGTGTTTTGCGAACTCCCGCGCAACGCGCGTGACGTTTTCTGTTTTTTGGTCATGCTTGCTGTGAGTGTGTCCATTGTGTTGGTTTTTATTTGTGGAATGTGATTAGAAAGGAAGAATAAAATGCGTTATGGTGATATTCGTGTCGGAAAATTCAACAGCCCTCACAGGGGGGGTGACGTGCGTATCGAATACTGCACGCATCAACAGTTGTTTTATCTGACATATAACGTGGAGTTCCATACGCCGGTAGGTTTGACTGAGGGGGTCGCACGGTGCGGTTATGACCCTACTAAGGCAAATGAAATGCGTGCTATGGTGTTGGACGCTATGGATATTGCGTCCAAACCGCTTAAGGATAGGGATTAGTATGTATTTTCGCGGTTGGATACATTCGTGGACGTGCGGCACGTGCCCGGACGCTGACAGTTATTGGCGTTTGCGTGCGTTTTGGGCCGGACGACAACATAAGAGGAGCGCCACTAATCCGCCGAAACGCTGCCCTAACCGGCAACTGTGGGTGGCCATGTGGATATATGGTGACAGTGACTTCGTGGACGAATTGGAGTTTTAGCATGTACAGCACTTTCGTCGCGCTCGCATACTTGAGGGACGCACGCAAACCGCCTATCGAAGTCGGTTACGCGCCCTCGTATAAGGATGCGGCAGATTTGATTAAACGGTGGGCGGCTATCCGCTCGCACGTGGAAAACATAGCGTACTTCCGCGTCGAGGAACGGTATTATGTTTAGGCGCGGTGATGACAGGCGGCCTATCTACCGCATGCGTGACTTCGATGACGCTATTATGGAGAGCAAACGTATTGCCCGCGCCATGAAAGGCCATAAACGTGAGCTGAACTTGAAACGTTTCGACATGGGTTTTGGCGATTTTGAAACGTGCTGCCGTGCCGTGAACATGCTGTGCGAACTGTGGCGGGATGCGCCTAGTGAGTGGTTTTCGCAAGCGGTTGTCATGGTGTCGCAAATTTGCGGCAGTCTAACTATGTGGGACGGACTCGCCGCCGCCCTATCCCGCACGTTCGACGTCGAATATTTGGATGGTTCCGTCAATCCGCCTAACTTGATTGCATGGTGTGCGGTGTGTGCGGTCAAGGGCGGCACGTCGTATGACTGTTGCACGATTTTCGACAACCCGCAAACGCAAAACTTGATTATCGCAGTGTTTAAAAATTTTGACAGACTGGACACGACACGATATAATGACATAGGATTGCAAAAAATCTTTGAACAGGAAAGGTAGAATCTCATGGCACGAACGAAAATCGAAATTTTCCGCACACGTGTTTATGCTGTGCTAAAGGGGATGGAATTGGTGGATGGCGATTTTATGGAGGCTGAACACGTTATCGACGGACGCTTGAAGGATGCACGCGCGTATTCGATTCGTGCGAAGAAATTGTTTCCGAATTTCATTCCGCGTTCCATTAACATTTTTTCGCAAAAAGTCTCCATGAACGAGGAAACTTTCTTCAAGCATGCAACCTTTGGGGAACCGCAGAAGTGGAACCCTGAGGAGCATACAAAACGACACGCCGACGTTGAAAATAATGAAGACGTGTGATATAAAAGATTTTAGGCATAAGCCTGAAAACAAAATAACAACAATCTAGGGAAGGTTAAACAATGGAAAACAATAATACCGCACTCGTCGCATTCAATACCGAAAACACCGAACTCGGCACCGTCCAGCACTTCATCGACACCTCGACTCGTGAAGGCAAAATCAAGCTCTACAGCGCATTGCAGAACGCGGAAAAGCTTGACGAACACCTTAACGAGCCGCTGAACATGACGAACGCCGTCGCTCAGGCGGTGCAGGTGACGGACGATCAGACGGGAGAAATCTCCAACACGGTGCGCGTCATTATCGTGACCGATGATAACAAGGCGTACGCGGCCACTTCTCCGACTCTCGCCGCGGGATTGAATACAATGTTCGGCATTTTTGGCACGCCGAATACTTGGGCGGAACCGCTGTGCATCAAGGTGGTTGAACGCCGCTCTCGCCGTGGTTTCAAGTTTTTCAGCATTGAGCCGGTGGATGAGGAAGCCAAGTGAGCTTGCTATAATAACTGAGTAGCGTTCATTCATAGGGAGCACCCAATTTTTGGGTGCTCTCGCCATCTTAAGGACTGTGCCGTATGTCTCGGAAGCAAAAGCATGTCAAGGCACGTCAGGCCGCGCAAGCACGTGCCGCCCGCAATATCAAACAGCTTGGTACTTATTCGCACTCGAATCTCGCCAAAACCGCCGACAAACAACTAGTCAACATTGCAAAAACGCTGGGCAAGGAATGGGAACGGCAGAAGAAACAGGCTGTAGCGGAAGCGAAAGCAACACCGTATCATGCCGCCGAAGTTGAGAAACCGACGAAAAAAGATATCATGTTCGCCAACCGCACGCCAATCTCGGACGCGCAAATTCAGGCGGAACCGGTGGCGAAACGTCGCAAACTGCTCAGACAGCAGCAGCGGAAAATCAACGCGGCCCGCCGGAAAATCAACGAATGGAACAAATCTCAAGCCATGCCCGCAAAAAGCGTGTATGACCAGCGCGTTGCCGAAATCACCGGAACCACCGGAGAAAGTTTCGGACGCAATCAGATCATTCCATCAAAACTCACCGATTTTCTGCAAATGACGAACGTGCTGAGCGATGAAGCGTTCGTTCGCTCCCAATTGGAGAGCGGACACCGCAATGAATTGCGTGAACAAATACACGACGTGGCCGAAATACTGGGATTGCGCACGGAGCAGAAACGCAAACCGTCCAAAAAGCGGGGGACAGGCAAACAGGGTAAAGACTTGTATGGTGAGCACGAATGGCCGTCGTACATGAGTCGCGGACGTTATGAAGTTTTCGAGAAAATCCTAGCTACCACGCTTGGCTCGAAACGATTGAAACGATTCCGTCAATTGTCCGCCGCGCAAAAGAGGGCTTTTATCGAACAGACGGACGCACCTCGTATCGTGTTCGACTGGACGGTATACGATCCAGTTCGGCACGGCTTCACGTCGATATTCCGCGATAACAGCAAGGGTTATCAGCGTTCACGGCGGCAGTTTGACCGGTGGTTGTCGGAAGCGGGCGCACTGGGAAAGTAGTAGACGGCAAACAAGGGAAGTTATACCATGGCCGTGCAAGACAAAAAAGTGGGATTATGGTGCTCAGATGACGTCATACGTTTTACGGACGGCACCGTCCTGCGTAATATCACCGCACCCAATCGCCTTTTGGCGTCCATCATGTCAGGCGGCAAACTCGCCGTCTACGTGACCGACCCAGACGTTTTAGGCCCGTTCATGGCACACGTCGTACACTCCCTCCCCCGTAACGAACATAACTCTAACCTGAGTTGGGATGCGATAGTGTCGAAAAAAGGCAAATTTTTCAGCTTTACTGTACGCATCGACCGCGAAAATTCCGCACGATTTTTTGATATATCGAATCTTCTGCGGGAAAACTGTAAGCTTACCATGACCGACACGCAACTACTCAACATCCTGCGAGAATACGACAATCGGGGGCTGTGTAAAATCACGGCGGGCGGTGCAAGTATGGAAGCGTTCGCGTCCGGCGAGTGGAAATGGTATTACGACAAATTTCCACAGCTCGAACCGGAGGATAAAAAATCATTGCATGACGCCTATATAGGCGGTTTCATGCTGGTCAAGGAAGGGACGTATGGCAAGGCCGTCGACGTTGACTGCAATTCCATGTATCCATCCATATTACGAGACGAGTGGCTGCCGTGGAGCGAACCGGAACCATACGAAGGCAAATACATCCAAGATGACAATATGCCGTTGCATTGCGACGAACTTACGTTTCGCGCGGAACTCAAACCGAACGGATACCCCTTCCTGCTCGACAACCGCAGCGCGTACGGACTCAACCGCCTTACCTCAACTCGTGGATACGTCACGCGCGTCTTGACCGACATTGATCAAGAACTGCTCTACAAAAACTATGATGTGAGCGTCTACAAGCATGTAAGGGGGTGGAAATTCCGCCGCTCAAAAGGTTTCTTCCGTTCGTTCATTGACGAATGGGGGGAGCTGAAACAACAATCGACCGGCGAGAAACGGCAAATGGCGAAACTGATTATGAACGCGCTCGTAGGTAAAATGGCGAGTCTGCCAAAAGGCGCCGTCATGCTGCCAACCTCAAAAGACGGCATCACCTTGGACTGGGATGTCGCACAGCGTGAAGAATTGAATTTGAAAACCGACTACTTGCCCGTGCCGATATGGGTCAACGCGTATGCGCGCCGCAAGCTTATGGACGTGTGCCACGCCAACTCTGACCGAGTCTTGTATGCGAACACGGATGGTTGCATCCTGAGCGGTTGGGAACCGGTGAAATCATGTGACATACATCCAACCGAACTCGGAAAATGGAAAATCGCCGCACGATACGAAAAACTGACTATCCTCGGAATGAACCGTTATGAGGGGTGGCGGGATGACGGTGAAGTGGACGTCTGCATGGCCGGAAACATGTTTACGGAACCTATACCGTACGAGCAATTCCGGCATGGCGCGCAAGTCATGGATGATTACGGCACAATGGTCATGCTATGATAATTGAGTCTTGTGAGCGTCGATTTTCGACTGGGAGTAACATATGAGTCGGATTGCCACGGCTGAGAATGCCGCCGACCATGAAGTCACTACCGTGGCGGTAGTGCCCTACGATTTTCAACTCGCGCTCTGATAGGACAATTCAGGCCCTCCGTGATTGGGGGGCCATTTTATTTTCCCGACGCATGATATAATTTTGACGGAAACACTACCAACGTAAGGAGAATTTGCATGGCAGACCCAGACAATGACGGCGAAGAAAATACCACCCCGCCGCCGACCGAAGAGGAACAGCAGACGGAAACCGTAGATGACGAGGTTAAGCCGAAAGAACCGGAGCCGGAACCGGAACCGTCCGAACCGGACGTAAGCGCTCGACTTGACACGCTTGAAAAGGAATTGGCCGCATTGAAGGCCATGCTGGACACGCTCGGCTACAATGACCCCGCCCCAACCGACAACGACGGCGACGGTGACGGCGACGGCGAGTCAATCGAAGATTTGTTCGACTAAAATAGTTAGGAGATATACACAATGTCCAATATTCGACCACTTGCAGGTAAAGGTGACGTTGAGATTTTCAACGCCGTCCGTTCCGCCACCTCTCCCCAGTTTCAGGTGCGCATTCCGTCCGCGACTCAAGGCAATATCCGTAACGCGGTTGACACCATGCGCAACTTTCCGTACTTGCGCGACGAGTTTACGGGGGTATTGATTCAGCGTCTTATTGGCCTTTACGTCCAGCACGCGGATTGGGATGACCCGCTGAAACTCATTGGCTCGCCTCGCACGCTCAAGCGCTACGGCTCCACCTATGAGCAGGCGGCGGTTGGCTTGGTCAAGGCCCGCACACGCAATTTCAACAAGGAATACCTCGGAGACGACGTTTACGGACGCTACTCGCTCCCAACCGCAAGCGTTTTCCACCCCCTTACTTTCGACCATTATTACCCCGTGACCATTCCGGAAGATGCGCTGTTGACGGCGTTCGACGGCGAAAGCGGAATGTCGGATTATATCGCTGAAATCATGAACGCGCCTATCCTCTCGGATAGAAACGATATGTACTTGATGAAAGCCCAGACCTTCGCGGAATACGCGCGTAAGGGTGGCTTCTACCGCGTGCATACCTCCGACGTCGGCGCCGCCAACTCGACTGAAGCGGACGCGAAGAGCCTTCTTCGTCTCATTCAGCAGACGGCCAACGAACTCAAGGCAAGCCCAATGTCGGCTATGCCGCGCTATAATGCCATGGGCTGGGTCACCCCTTGGCGTGATTCGGAAGCCATCCTCTTCGCCACTCCGCAGGTTATCGCCGCACTCAATGTTGAAGCCCTCGCCGCCGCGTTCAATATCGATAAAGTGAACATTCCGTATAGGATTATTCCGATCCCGGAGGATATGTTCGGTATCGGTGGCGCTGCTGGAAAGGTGCAGGCTGTGCTGACCACGGAAGACTTCTTCTTCTGTTGGGATGAAATGCTGGAAACGACGAACAGCCCCGTGAACCCGATTGACGGAACGCGAAACATCTTTTATAAGCATCGTGGTTCTATTACCCCTAATCCTTTTGCTAACGCTATCCTCTTTTGGACTGGCGAGGGTTCCGCCGAGTCCGTGACTTTGCCGGATACGCTCACTACCTCGAAGCCGGAATTCACTCTGCGAGTGCGCAAGTATGGACAGCCCGCCATTACTCCTCAAAACGTGTCGCGTGGCGACTTGGTTCAGGTCGAGTCCGTCATTTCCAGCGCAAACAAGACTGAGGCGTCGTTCCAGCCGGTTGGCATCGAATACAAGGTCGAGGGCGCAACCTCGCAGTTTACGACTATCGACAACGACGGTATTCTGCGCTGCGGCCTTGATGAAACCGCCGAAACGCTTAAGGTCACCGCTCAGGCAACCTACATCAATCCGGACACGCCTGAGATCGACCAGACGGTTTCCGCCGCGCTGTCCGTGCCGGTGGTTGGCGCTTGGCTTGGTGGTTGGAAAGCCGGAGCCATCGAGTCTATTGAGATTCAGGGCGAAAAGTCGGTCAAGGTGAACGGCCATGTCGCGCTTAAGGCGATTGCCACCAAGACGGACGGCAACACCGCCGACGTGACTAATCTCGCCATGTGGTCGGTTGACGCTAATGCGACTGTTACACCTAATGGCGTGCTGACAGGTAAGACGGCAGGCGCCGCCAATGTTTCCGTGAAGTTTGCGGGAGCCACTGGGACGGCAGAAGTCACCGTCACCGCACAGTGACAATAGCAAACCGGTAAAATAGGTGTGGATAGGCTTATATCCACACCTATTATTTTTTTAGGAGGACTTTTATGAGTGCAAACGATCTGCCCATCAACTTCAGCTACGCACGATGGACGCCAAACACGCGGTTTAAATTGTGCAATGTCCCGTGGGATATGGGCTACAGGGACATCGTTAAATGGAGCAAGCAAGCTCAAAAAGAGTATTTCGACCGACTGGACGGTATCGAGTTCACAAACTGTACGATGGCAAAATATGGACTGCCGGTGCGACTGCCGGTGCCGTTCGCTCAAGCGTCGCAATATAATTATTTGATTGCGACGAACGACTACGATTTCGACACCCCCCGTAGTTGGTATTATTTTATCCAGACGTGTGATTATGTCAACGCCAACACCACGCAACTCAATATCCAGCTGGACGTGTGGCAGAGCTTCCAGCATGACATCCAACTCGGCAACGCCTATGTCGAACGAGGGCATGTCGGGGTTGCGAACGAAAACGCATGGAAAGACTACGGCAAAACCTATCTCGACCTACCCGAAGGATTGGACACCGGCAAATGCACCGTGCTCACCAACGAAGCTTGGAAACCACTTATGGACGTCGGCGCGCATGATGGAGTGAAATACATATCCTATGGGCTGATTATTGTCAGCACAACCGACCTTGAGGCAGATACCGGTACCAAGGATAATCCGGTGGTCAACACAGCTACAGGCAGCGCGTTTGAAAACCAGCTCAACGGTACCAGCATGTACTATTTGGACACTCCGGCCGATATTGTCACATTTTTCACGGAAGGCATGACGGCGCCGTGGGTCACTCAAGGTATTTGCGGCATCTACGCTGTACCGCATCTGCCGCAAGCGTTATTGGACGGCCAGCCGAAAAAGACGGAACTTTTCGGCCATTCCGTCGGTTTTATTGGCAATTGTTGGGAACTCCGCAAGGCTAAAAGCGATTCCAATGCACGCTACGCGGACATTATCAATCTCAAGAACTTCCGTGATACTTTCCAGCTGCCGGAACGCTATAAGTATCTGAAAAAGTTTCTGACAGCCCCTTACGCATATGTCGAATGCAGTTGCTTGAACGGCACCGTAATCACGTATGAACCAGAACAGATACCAAGTGCCGATCTGATTATCCGCGAGTCATGGAATTACGCGCCGCCCTCGCCGCGACTCAATTTTTACGCGCGTGGCTATCATGCTGGAAACCTTGGAGAACGTCAACCATTGACGGACGGTAAAGGATTGCCAATAGATACCGGTGAAATGCTTAACGCAAGCTTTGGTATCACGAATTTCCCGACTTTTATGGCGGTGAACAATGGTAGCGCCCTTGCTCTCGCCAATTCCGCGTACACTCGTCAATATGCACAGCAGAGCGCGGATTGGTCATTTCAGAAAACGCAAATGGGTATCAACAACGCATACGCTCAGGCGCAATTGGGCACGCAGTATGCGAGTGCGCAGAACCAGCTTGGCACTAGCAATCGCAACGCTATGATGTCGATTAATAATCAAGCCGCGCAGATGTCGGCCGATTTGACGCTGAAAAATCTGAGTTTCGGGAACCGTATGAATCAGCTCAACACTATTGGCTCCGGTGTGGCGAACGCGGTTGGCTCCGCCGTCACGGGGAACGTTGGTGGCGTGGTCGGCGCCGTAGCGGGCACAGCCATCGGCGCGGTGGCTAACCAGATGAGTTACAACAATGCCGTGGACTCTAACAGCCAGCAATTGTCGAACACTTTGGCGACGAACGGCGCAACCACCTCACAGTCGAATGCCTACAGTCTTGCGCAAACAAATCTGTCCAACCAACAGACAATGCAGATCGCGGACATGAACAAACAGCTTGCGCAGGCCACCGCGCAAGGTGATTACGAAAACACTATCGCCGGTATCAACGCCCAAGTGCAGCAGACGCAAACAGTACCCCCTACCACGTCCGGTGCGTTGGGCGGTGACGCTTTCAATCTTGCCAACGGGCTGATTGGCGTCATGATACGGTTCCGGCAGATACCGCCCGCAGCCATGCGCTCCATTGGAGAAGTATGGCTGAGATACGGATATTACGTGCAGCGATTTATGAAGCTGCCGGAAAATCTCATGGCCATGAGCAATTTCACGTATTGGAAGTTGCATGAATTGTATGTGCGCAGCTCGACGTGCCCTGAAGAGTACCGCCTGACAGTCAAAGGTATTTTTGAGTCCGGCGTGACGGTGTGGACTGACCCTGATAAAATCGGCGTCACCGATTACGCGGACAATACGCCACTATCCGGTATCGCATACTAGATATAATGGAGAGAGTTATATAACTCTCTCCATTATTTTTTAGGACGGTGATTATGAGTAAACGCAATAACGCGCGCAAAGCCGCGCACTGGGACAATCAGAGCGTTTTAGGGTCGATGTGGGGCAATCTGAATCTGCCCGAAATGCGCCAAAGCCTGAGAATCAACCAATATATGAAACTGATTGAAATGTTGGCGATATCACGCTTCAAATGGATTAACCTACCTCCCTACATTGATGAAAGATATTTGGAACTGACCCTATTTGAAAACGGGCTTGCACTCTTTTTCCCCGACGAACGCAAGGGGGTACGCCGTTTTATGGTCACGTCGGGTAATATCGGGGGGGTCAATAATTACAACAATCCGACATCATTCCAGCCGGTCGCCACGAATTACTCGCATCCGCAAATCGGGAGCAAGGAGTGCGTTCCGATTTGGGATAATCAGCTACGTTGCACCATGATTGACGTCATGTGGAATTACGCCACGCGATTGGCGATTGCTGACCGCGCGCTGGACGTGAACTTGGACAATATTAGTGTGCCGTTGATTATCGCCACGTCCGAAACCAACAAACTAACCGCACAAAACCTCGTAAAGGCGCGTGAAGATGGAGATCCCTACATCTACGTCTATGATACCGCCGATATTACTGGAATGTTTCAGACGTTCCCTAACATGACCCCGTTTTTGGCAGACAAAATTATCACCACCAAGACGCAGGTGTGGAACGAGTTAGTCAATTATCTTGGCATCGACAACTCGACCACCGAAAAAAAAGAACGCTTGCTCGAAAGTGAAGTCACGGCAGGCAACTCACGTACGAACGTGTTTCGCTTGAGCTATCTCAAGGCGCGGCAACAAGCATGCGATACGATTAACCGGTTGTGGCCGCAAATGGCAGACTTAGGTAAGCCAATAAGCATTGAATGGAACGACACCACTTCTGGCGGACTCTTGGACGTTGACGGAAACAAGGAGGAAGAAAACTAATGGTACAGGACTTGAGCATGTATGCTGTCAAAGACAGCATGGCGGATTACACTTTGACGCTTGGCAATCTGATTGCACGCGGTTTCGACACTGATGAAAAACTGCATTTAAGTGCGCAATATTACCCGATTTTCGACGAAAAATATAGGGCGAAATTGAACGAGAAAATCGTGGCACACTACGCATTGCGCGAAATCGGTTCGGAAACGCCGCAAATGTTCATTTTTTATCTCGGTCGTACCATGCGCGAACAGATGGACTATTTCAACCAGCTCTATTTGTCTGCGCAACGCAAGTTCGACCCTTTTGTCACTTCGGACATTCGGCAGGAAATGGACTCAACCAGCACTAACGAGTCCAGCGGCAAATCTTCCGGCACGCAATCGAACAAGTCTACGGCGAACAGCACGTCCGACACCACCGCCGACAATTCATCAATGACGTTCAATTCGGAGTTTCCGCAAACTCGCATCGATGACTTCAAACAATTCGCCACCAGTGCGTCACAAACCGACTCGACCGGCAACACGCATACGAGCACGCAGCAGGACAGCAGTACTACTGCGTCCAGTACCAGCAACACCGATTTTTCGCATTCCTCCGACAAAGGCAACAGCGTGTCGCATACGCTCGGCACCAGTGGTTCGCAATCCCAATTATTGCAGGATTGGCGTAATACCATGCTCAACATAGATCTTATGGTAATCAACTCGCTTGAAACCCTCTTTTTAGGAATGTGGGGCAGTGGGGACAATATGACCAACGTGCCACAACTCTACAGCACGTCACTCGCCTACAATCTCGGTCACTAGAGTATACTTGACATAGACAGATTGGAGGATTATGAATGGACTAAACATGTGCGCCGCACCGCTCGACATTGACCCGCGGCAGCGCTATTTCACAACTGTTCAGCCGTTCTCGTACCGTGATACATTGACTGTGCTCGGTTACGTACAGGAGGTGGCCGAACATGTGGACGAATTGCGCGAACAGCTAGACAACCTAGCAAAGGACGAAAACGCGGACATCGAAGCCATCAAGCAATTGATCGCCGGTTTTAGCGAACAGTTCGAGCGTATCAACAAAACCTTGGATGACTTGGAAAAGCAGGTCGGACAGTACGAAGACTCTGACTTGACCTATAATCCGACGCGAGGAAAATACGAGGACTCGAAAAACACTAACCGCGACATGTACCGCGAGCTTGCAGTGTTCGGCGCGCGCGTCAACCAGATGGCACAACTATCCGTGCCAATGGCCGCAGCGCACACGTGTCTTGAGTTCGCCGTGCTTGGTAATAAGACTATTTTTCACAATGACGAGCCGCGCATCACGCCGCGTGACGTACATGTGGAAGATGGCGATCACGTCAGTCCGCTGACGGTGGAAAACCTCGCCAACGGCGTGGTGGAAAACAATTTTATGAAAACCGCAAAATAATAGGAAGGATTACGGCAAATGACCAGCAAAACCTTAAATTATAATCTTGAAAAGTATGATGCGACGGACGCGCCTAACCTTGAGGGGCAATACAATCGCTCAATGGACATTCTTGACACGACGCTGAAAACGCAGTCGGATAAGATTGACGCCATTCCGACACCGGAGTCACTTCCGGAAGGATTGAAGACATTCGCCTCCGCTCTCGGATTGAGCGCCGCGAACGCCAACGCGCTCGGCACCGCACTCAACCATTTTCTCAACCGTGTTCCCGCAACCGGTGGCGGACAGTATACCGTCAAAAACCTCAACAACACCAAAGTCACCGCGGAGGGTCTGCCGTTCGTCTCCACCACTGCTTCGGGGGATTGACGGTTATGTCAAACAGTCAGCAGACCACGCCCGTAGACTCCGCCGCATACGACGTGACGCGACATTGGGGACTACCTCTTTACAATGACGCGACATCTATGGACATGCGTGATGGATATAACCGCGCCATGCGCATGATTGACCAAGCGCTCACCCAATTGCAAACTCAAATACGAGAGAAGGATTGATAAATGGCTACCGTATACACCAAAACCGACAATTACGGCTTGAACCTGTATGGCGACAATGACCCCGCCGACCTGAGGGACGGCTATAACGGCTCCATGCGCACTATCGATACGACTTTGGGAACGCATCTTAATCGCATCGAAGCCGTGGAGTCGCGTGAAACACACGACGAAGAAGTAGCCAAAGCACTGCTTGGCGACAATACCGTAGACGCCGCCACCACAGCTAAGACCAAGTGGAATAAGGCGAGTGCGGACGCCATCGAGGCGATGGCCGACGCCGCCACCGCAACCGGTAAAGCCAATGCGAACACCTCAATCCTCACTGCATTAGGTGCGGACACCACCGCTCACGCCACGGCAAATAAAACAAAGTGGGACAAAGCAAGCACTGATGCCACATCCGCGATCGGCAAAGCGGACACCGCGATCAACAAGGCGAACACCGCAAGCGGCAAAGCGGACACCGCAAACAGCAAGGCAGATGACAACAGCGCCATTCTTTCCGCGCTGGGCACGGATTCCACCGACCACGCCGCCGCCGCAAAAACCAAGTGGGACAAAGCAAGCGCCGACGTTGCGGACGTGGTGAAACGAGTCAATATCCTTACCGAACTGGCTCATGAGAACATCATCGTAATTGGTGACAGTATTTCATACGGCACAGGAGCTTCGGCCACGTCAAAATCGTGGGCCAACCGACTGGGCGAGTATAGGGGCGCAACTGTTACCAATCTTGCGAAAAATGATGCCGGATATCTCAACGGACCAACCACGTTTGCGCAGCAACTTAAGGGTTTCACCGGCAACAAAGACGCCGTAACGCGCATCCTCATCGCCGGCGGCATCAATGACAAAACTCATGTGTCGGACGGTTCTATGACCGATTCACTGCTCACCAACGCAGTATTATCGCTGCTGGATTATGCGCGCGCCAATTTCCCGCATGCGAAAATTCAAACCATTCCGACTATCTGCGGTTTCACCCCCCCGCGCATCTATAACAGTGGCGTCCTTAGTGCGCGTGACAGGATTATCGCCGCTTGCAACATGCGCCGCGTGCAGGTTATCCCATATGGCTGGGAGTGGCTTAATGGAAGCCGTGATTGGAGTTCCGGCGACGACGTGCACCCGAACGACGAAGGTAACGACGTGCTGCTTAGGCTGATTTGTGAAGCGATGGATGGCGCCACCGTCCGAAATTCGTGGGACGGTTACGTTGCCGGACAGGACGCCCACGGCGAAATCACGCACTCGAAATTCCATGTTGATGGAGACATGGTAACATGCCACATCCAAGGCAAAGTGGTAGGAAATGCCGGCGCGTATGCAAGCATCTTCCAAGTACCAGCCGCCGCCCGCAACGGCGGCGGAAACTACTTTATACCAAACAGTCTTAACAAGTTGTTGTATTTGTCGTATGACAATGAAATTAGAGCTTGCAAAATTGGCTCCACCACTGCGATTCCAAACGACACGGAAGTCTACCTGAGTTTTGCGACTCACATGGGATGACGTCCTACCAGTGATAGCCATATCGCCTATAATGGTGGTGTGGCTATTACTTTTGATGATTGGATAAAACAGACACAGGGCCGGTTCTGGGACATGGACGGGGCATATGGCGCCCAGTGCTGGGACCTGTGGGCCAAGTATTGTATGGACTTATACGGCGCGTCCGTAAGCGATTGCATCACTCCAACCGGATACGCGGAAGGAAACTACACGCGGTTCCCCACGAACGCAAAAATAGCGCAGATTTTCGAGAAGAAACCCGCCGACTACAGCCCAGTCAAAGGTGACGTGGCGTTTTGGAATTTCTCCAGCCAACATACCGGATCACACGTGAGTATTGTTATGGAGAATGGAGTACATAACGGACGCATCACCGTGCTGTCTCAAAATCCTAATCCGGCACAGCGCATGACGTTCGATCTAACCGCCTTCTTGGGCTACCTGCACCCGAAGGCACTGGGCGAAGGGGGTGGAACAACCTCGACGGAGAAGAACCCCACCGGAGATAATAGCCACGGTTCCGCCGACTCCGCACGTGGTGGCGCTTGGATACATTGGCAAGGCGACAACCTCTACTTACACGAAACCGACAACACCGGAACGCGAGTCCGCATCTTTTACAAAACCACCGCCAACAATTTTTCGGAAAAAGCGTCACAATCACAGCCATCCAGCGACAACGGACAGGCGCACCCATCTGTCTCTTTATCAGCGGAGAACTCGTACGCCCTCTACGTGATTGGCACAGTCGAAGCGGGTCTTAGATGGGATGCAGTCGAAGCTGCGAACCTCCAAGGCATTGGAATTGCGCAATGGAGTTTCGAGCGCCGCTTGCAGGTGCTCAACGCCATGAAAGCCGCCGACCCAACCGGATACGCGACGTTTAAAACCGCCGCACCTGAGATCGCCGCACTCATGGAGTCAGGCGGCACGTTCAAACGCTCGCTCACCTCGGCGGAAGCGGCCGCATTCCGCGTGTGGGCGGGACGGAATGAGTCGCGTGACGGACAACGCAAACAGTTCGCGGAAGACTACGTGAGCTATCCTAAACAGTACGATGATGTCAAAATGCAAATTTTGTGGGTGACGGCATATCACCAATCGCCCGCGAACGCCCTGAAAGTGCCGAAAGCGTCGAACCTCGCACAACTCAAAAGCAATATTCTAGCCACGTTCCCGTTCGGGCCGTACACGACACGGTATAATCAGGCATATTCACTTTTAAGTGTTTGGAATGGCAAGTCTAATCCGCCCGCGTTCTAAAAGTGTGATATACTTAATAGTGGCGGTGGTTATGTGATGACCTTTCCCCCTTAAACAGCCGCCATGTTGATAGGTTGGTGGAGGGCGTGCGAGTCATGGCGCACGCCCTCCACTAGTTTAGGAGGATTGCAAGCATGACATTGCAGACGCTTGACGAGAGCGATTATTACGACTTGCACAATCTGTTGACGCGAAACGCACCGTGGAATTTCATAATCGGCGCACGCGGACTCGGTAAAACGTTCGCCGCCAAACGATACGGCATAAAAGAGTATATCAAACACGGTTATGAGTTCGTTTATTTGCGCCGAACCGACGTGGAACAGCACCGCAAAGAGACCTTTTTCAAGGACATTCAGGAGTTTTTCCCATCCTATGAGTTTCGCGTGAACGGTGAAAAGGGGCAGATTCATAAGACGTCGTGGGATGAGAAGGATTGGCGGACATGCTGCTATTTTGTGGCCCTCTCGCAAGCGGGCGGACTCAAGTCAGTCGCCTATCCCAAAGTACACTTGATTATTTTCGACGAGATTTTCCCCGACAATCTGCGGTTTTTAAGCAATGAAGTGAACTCGTTCAGCGAGTTCTACAATACCGTTGATCGATGGCAGGATAGAACAAAAGTACTATTCCTTTCAAATGCTGTGCAAAAGGCCAATCCGTATTTCGCAAAATACCGGCTGGACATTGGAGCACAACAAACTAATCAACAGCAATACAAACTCTATTGCGGTGGCTTTATCTGTCTCGAACTAGCCGACTATGGCGGCTTCTCGGCAAAAGTTGCAAAGTCAAAGTTCGGCAGATTCTTGGAAAAGTATGATGGCGACTACGCCGACTATGCGATACGTAACAAATTCCGTGACGAGTCGGACACGTTAATTGCGCAGATACCACAAGATGGCGAGCTGTCATATGTGCTGGACACTGCCGATTATGCGCGTTTTGGTATTTGGATAACCGTTTCGGATACGGACGGGCGTGTTTCACAATATGTTTCACGGCGTATTCCTAAAGACAATAACCGGCCGACATATACGCTCGATCCTAGCCATGTTGATGAAAGAACGTGGTACGTCAAAAAGTCAGATGATATAATACGCCGACTCACAACCGGCTATCGACTTGGTAAAATAAGATTCGATGACTCACAAGTCAAAGCAGACTTCGGCTTGATAATCGGAGAACTGCTAGGAAAATAGGAAGGAACAGCAACAATGACAACAGCAGACGTATGGTGTACCATTGCAGTCGCGTTCTTCATCACCACCGACTACGTAACCGGCGTGGCAAAAGCCATCATGCAGGATAATCTCAGCTCAAAAAAAATGCGGGAGGGGCTAGGCCACAAGTTCGCCTACTTCATCCTCGTGCTGACAGCATGGTTTATTGACGAGATAAATCTACATGTTGACTTAGGACTGCCGGTGTCCGTATTTGTCTGCACGGTGGGCGGAATATGCTTAATCGAGCTTACTTCGATTTTAGAAAACATCACAGTAATCAATCCAGAACTGGCAGACGCACCATTCATGCAGATTTTCGCTCAATCCACCAATGGCAAGCATAAGGCGGGATGATGGACGGCGTGAAATGGATCGGTTCACCAAACCACTACAGTGGACGAGTCGGGCGCAAGGTCACACATATAACCTTGCATATCATGGCCGGTTTTCTAGCCGGTACCGATAGCGTGTTCTCACGTTCATCCAGTCAGTCGAGCGCACACTACGGTATCGGTTCAACCGGTGAAATACACCAATACGTGGACGAAACTAACGGAGCATGGTCAGACGCCAACTACGAATCGAACATGTCAACAATCAGCATCGAACATGAGGGTGGCATACCGCAGGCAAAATGCACTCAAGCATGCATCGACGCAAGCGCTCGACTCTGCGCCGACATAGCGAAACGTTATGGACTGGGAATGCTGTGGCATGACGGGACACGCGGCAATATATGGTTGCATCGAGAAATCAGCGGCACCGACCACGCCACATGTCCAGACCTAGCACCAAACGGACTGCCATACCAGCAAGTAATCGACAAAGCCAACAGAATAATAGGAAGAGGTATAACAATGGCTAGCGCAGGGGATGACGTTTGGAACTGGGCATACAAGCCGGACGGGAAAAATGCCACACCGGGAGGCAACATGTACAACTTGCTTACATATGAACTGCCAATACGCATTAGAGACGGCATCATGCAATATGACTTCAAAAACACCGCGCCGGGGGGCAACGTTTACAACACTCTTTGCTTTGAAATACCCGGAATGATAAAACAACTCACCAAAACAATCAAAGAACAGCAAAAGCAAATCGATGCGCTGACCGAAAAAATCGACAGACTGCAAAAATCTGACAAACAGTGACAGAGAATAAGCAAAGCCCCTAGGTTTACACCTAGGGGCTTATTTATTATCTGTCAGTCGCCGTTATCAATCGAAACAGTGTACTTGCGGCACGGGCGCCGCTTACGAGATAGTCCGCGAGCAGTCTCAACATAGTCGTAATCGTAGCTCAAGAAACATTCGACAATCGTAGCGAGTGCTGACTCGAACGTGACAACACTATCATCAACTGTACCATTATCGGAGACAATTCCGGCATATACACCTTTGATAATGACCTTATAAGAATTGTCAGGCTCGAACTCAATAACATAGGCGTCAATGTTAATCATTTTATTTCCTTTCCCTTGAACTCGATAACTACAGCATAACACAAACAAACAGACGACACGCCCAAAACAAAACAAAGCAAAATATTAAAAGACAGTTACCGGCCGAGCAGTAAGCTACGGTTACGTTACCGTAACTTAACCGGACATAGATTGTTGTATATACAACCATTGACACAGTGTCAATAAAAAAAACGACACGCCCAAAATAAAAAAACTTGACAGGTTAGGATAAAAAAAATATAATAGAGGCGTAAACAAAACAAAGCGTCAATGAAGGCACAGAACAAAAAAAAATAATACACAAATAAAAAAAACCACAAGGGAAAATCTTCACACAAACCCACACCCCTCCCAC